AACGTTGCCGGGATAGTCGGTGCTCAACTCCGCGCACTCCCTGACAATAGCTTCAGCAGCACGGTTTACCGTATCTTCCCAGCCGAAGATCATGTCTTCGTAATGGAGTAGCTCCTCGCATAGCCGCTTGATGTTGTCGTTCATTTCTTCAACGCTCCAGCTATAGCAGGCACAATCTTCTCGACACTGCGCCCGATGACGTAACCACCCAAGCCAAGCTCCACAATGCTCCAGAGCTTCAACACTTCGGCTTCTGTGATATTAGGCGCAGACCAACCCAGCCAACGGGCAACGATCAGCCCACCGAATGTCAACATCAAGATGGGACGCCAGCAGGCAGCAAGCCAATGCTCTGACTGTGCCTCGGCCTTAACGATCTCAGCCTGACCCGCGTAGATAGCTAGTGCCATCTGAACCTTGCTGCGCTCCATCTCTCCGGCATCAGGCCAGATTTTATCGAGGATAGTCTTGCCTGCGTCTAGCGCAGCGGTAAGGGGGTCGAGGCTCATACCCATTCTCCTGTTTCCATCTGCGTTGCCAACCTATTAGCCCGTTCCGGTGTCTGCTTGGCCCACTTACTTTCTAACATCTCAGCCGCAGCTTCGGCAAATTGCCCGTCCTCGATAGACCCCAACGTGCGTTTGAACCCCAGCAACCCACGCAAGCCCATTTGAAACGTCATCTGGAGCAACACCGCTTGGCGGGGTTCGTTGAGCTTGGACACCCACGGTAAGAACTTGTGGACTTTTTCCGTGATCTTCTTGATGTCGTTGTCTAACAGGTACTCGATCTCGTCTTGCGACAAACCGCCGCCCTTCTTGGGGTCAATCAATCGGCCAACGCCAATCGTCCAGAAGCCCAAGGTATCTTGGTAGGCGCAGGACTCTGAGCCTTCTTCCCTAAGTAGTTGCTGCTTCAAGTCCACAGTGTTGCTCCCCATGCAAGGGCTAGCACCCAGATGATGAACGCACTAGCGCGAACCACCCAAGACCAAGAATTTTTATAGTGAACTATAGAACAGCCATAATCGGCTCCTTGATTAAAGGCTTGATCAAGAGTTCTTGGGAACCGCTTAGTTGTTCGGTTGTGCTGAATCTGTGTAGGTTGAAACATTCGTACCTCCTCCAAGTAGTGTTGTTAGGGCGCTGCCGAGTTTCTAGTACGCGAGCAGGCGCATCGCATCGTTGACATTTCATGCAAGACAAGCAATCAACGCCACAAGGGCGACGATCCATGCTGCACAAAACAAACTCTGACGCGCAGCAGCGCGGCAAAAGTATTCTTCTTTATCGTTCACGTTCTACTCCTTTCCGGCCAGTTGTCTGGCCTATCCGTCCATTGAATTTCTACTCCGCTAATCCACTCATCCTTCTTCAAGGCGTAGTACTGGGCTATGTGCGGCTTGTCAGTATCCAGCGCGGGCCAAGACCAGTACCGGCCATTCCACCAGCGCAACGCATGCGTACCTGTGGGCCACCAACCCAATGAAGGAGGTGGCCCCGAATGCTTCTCCTTAAACTGTTGGCGCATCGGCAGTGATGGTAACGGTAGCGGCAACAGGCTTCTCATCACGTTTGTTCAACCACTCCAACAACGCAGGCTTGCCCGCAGCAAACTTATGCACCGTCAACGTAACGCGCTTGTCGCCACGCAGGGTCTTCTTGTTAATTTGTTGACGCATGTGCGCCTTAGCGGTGGACTCGCCTGTGTGGTACGTTGTGGTCTTCGTGCCGTCAGCAGCAATGAATGTGGCTTCACAAAACATCATGTGTAATTCTCCAAGTTGTGGGGGTGGGGGAGGAAAGTAGATTGCACACTCCCCCGTTGTGCAGTTTTCGGGTGATGCCTGTGTCACACAGATGTGGGGGGCTGTCCACAGGCACCCTCAAGCGCAGTCGCATCTACTAGGCTTGTGCGCGTTGAGCAACATGCGAGTCAGCCCCCTAGTTCTTAAATAGTTTATGCAAGATGTCGTACAGTTCGCGGGCAAGGTAGATAGACGCGCCTGCCACTATAACTTTCGCTTCCATCGCGTAGTCTCTTTCTTGCTTACCGGAAGCAATCTGATACAACGCCTCATCAGGAAGCTGTATTGTGTCTTTCTTCTCAGGCTTGATCATAGGTAGCGCTGCAATGCCAGAAGAATTCTTGTGTTTCTTCACAACCATGCTTTTGATGGGCTGGTATTCTGAAGATGTTATGTGGACAGTTCTATCCGGGTCTTTGCGGGCTTGGCCTTGGCGTATGAGTTGGGCAACCAACGATGATACTGAACTAGGATTGAACCCTAGCTTCGCCATCCCAGCGGTTATTTTTGCGGTGGACTGGCCGGGATTCAGGTTAATGTACTCCCACGTTTTACGTGAGACGTTTGTGGTAATCGGAAACAAAACTGTACCTGTAGTCACTGCTTTCTCCTCGGGTTTTTCTGGTTTAGTTATCGGGTGCCTACTATCTTCTTCAGCATCCCAAGACTTGAGCGCTTCTTTTAGTGCAACCTCAATGGCAGTTTCCACCGGAGGGTTTGCGTAGTAGCCAGTACGTGACATTATGACCGTTCCCTTTATGCGGGGGGCCGGAGCCCCCCAGTTATCAGAAGTTAAACTTGTCGAGGATTGCGTCCACTGCTTTCTTGGTGTCCTCGCGTATTGCCTCGTTCTTGCGCAACTCAGTAGGCGTCACACCCACCAACAACTGCGAAAGCTCGCGCCGCGCCGACTCTAAGTCAACGTCCCCGACTACGTTCAACGTCTTAACCAAATCGCACAACTCTATCGCGCCGTCGATCATGGAGTCGTTGAACTTCCTGTGCTTGCTCTCCCCTGCTATTTCATCTGACGTAAGCCTATCGGACATCCTCTTGAGGTAGGCACTGAGACGCTCCCGTACATCAAGCATTGCGAAGTCTACGCGCTCTTGCATGAGCTTGTCCATCTTTTCTTGCAATTCTTTCTGGGCAGCGTTGCCTACATCCACACGGAAGTCACCGCTGGTAGGCACAGGAATGTAGTTCACACGGAAGGAGAACTTATGGGGAAGTTCTGCCGGTGACGGATAGTCATCCCTCCTAAACATGTCACCCAATGCCATCGCCTGCGCTGTGATAAGACTGGGATAGATGTTAATGAAAGATTCCACCAAGGCGGCAACCTCTGCATCGAACTCATCCATGCGAGCGCTGAACTTCTTATGCATCACATAGGGCAGCAAGCGCTGGCCGGAGTCAGACCAAGGGATCGTCTGCTCGTAGACATACGTCCGTGCCTTGCCGAAGACATGCTGAATGTCCACCAGTTCGGTGCGTCCTGCGAACAGGTTCTTGTTGACGCGGGCTGCGTCCTTAGCCCCCGCGTTCTTGTTCGCCACCACCTCGTCGGAGGCTGTCCTGTCCAGCTTGCGGGCTGTCCAGACGGAGGCATTGAACTCCACAAGCACCGCACAGGTGTCGAGGTTGTACCGTGCGGATGGGGTAGATGTAGCTGTAGTAGTCATGTTGTACCTTGAAATCGGTTGTTTGAGGTAACTCTGTTACGCGCTGATGCGCAGGACTTTGCTGCCTTGCGGCGGCTTGAAGCTGTCGTTGTTGACCACCGCCCAGATGGACGGCATGGTCGTGCGTGGGGGGCTAGACCAAAACTCCCCGTCTGTTATCCACACAAGCGCCTTGGGCTTGTACTTCTTCTCCTTAACGTATTGCACAACACACTCGGCGATGGTGCCACCGCCTCCCTTGGGTTTGAGCAGCTTCCCGATCTGCGCGTACTTGTCGGGCGTGAACTGCTGGTCTTCCCTTACCTGCGTATCCCACCACAGGACACGCACACTCACAGGCTGCACTTGTTTGCAGATGCGAGCAATCTCTCCGAAGATCATCCCGTAGTAAGGCTCCATCGAACCCGACGTATCACAGGCAAGGATGATCTCCCCGGTCGCCTCGCTGTAGTGGGACGGCAACATGAACCCCAGTGAGCGCAGCCGTTTGTTGGGTGGACAGATGCGTGATATGTCGTCGCCTTCACACATCTCTTCTAAGAACTTACGCAGTGGTGGACGCCAGTCGGTCTTCCTGTCCTTGGCTGCGTTGAGCAGCGACTCACCCCCACCTGAGTCACCCGGCGAAAGCTTCTTCGCCATGATCTCGCCTTGAGTATTGGCAGCGTCTACGTCCTTCGACATCTTCTCAACGTCTTCTGGAGTGCCGTCCTCCCCGGCGCTCATGTCGTGCTGGTCTAGGGGTTGGTCTTCCTCATCCGGCTCGGGCATCTCCTTGAGCAACACCCGCAGTACTTGCGGGAAGGACATGTTGTTGTACTTCTTGTCCACGTATATCTTGATCTTGCTCGGACGATCCACGAACTCAAACAGCGGGTCGATGGATTCAATAAGCCCGTTGACCACATAGTCCATCGCGATCCCTACATGCTTGGGATGTTTCTTTGCTGCCTCCACGTAGGCGGGCATGATGCAGTGCTTGAGCGCTACGTGGAAGTTCTCATGCAGCACAACGTAGCGCAACTCCTTGCGTGGCATGTCGGTCACGAAGGCTTCGCCGTAGTACTTGTCCTTGCCGTTGGTGCATGCGGTGGGCACATCGTCCTTGATAAGACTCTTGCCCGTGGCGATGTTGTGCGCAAGCAAGCAGAACTTCTTGTGCTGCATGCAGTCCATGTTGACTGCCGTGACCCGCTGTTGCGGGGATAGTTGTTCGTATCTCATAACGTGTTACCCCTTGGTTAGTTGCTACCGTACACAAGCTGGCGCTTGTTCATCTCGTTGTAATCCAAGATCGTGGAGAACAACGCTACCTTTGCCGCACCCCCTGACGCAACGCTGTGACAGAACACGTTCTGCATCTCCTCCTGCATGCGTGTCACGTACTGCGTACAGGCTGCGGCCTCGTCGCGACTACTCACCCGGCTCACGAACTGATACGCCTGCATCAACTGAGCCGTCGCGTTGTCGGACAGTGGCGCACCCATCGGGTCACGAATAACCCTGCCGTAGTCGGTGATGCTTGCGCTCAACTTCACGAACGTCATCAGCGCATACGCCCCTGTCTCACCTATCGCACCGCACAAGGCAGCGAACAAGGCGAAGTCCGGCAGCACACCAAGCCCCGCATGAAGCACATCACTTGCTGCGTTCATCGTCCTCGGGCTGCAGCATGGCGCTGTCCCAAGCGCGGGGTTGAAGATGAACTCGTTGTCCTTCTCCAAGTCACGCTTCTCGTACTTACCCCCCGGCATGTAGTCCATGAAGGAGTCCATCAGCTTGGGGAAGAACGTAAGGAAGGCAATGACTGCCGGGTGCCAGTTCTGCGCCGTTGCGTACACGATAAGTTCTTCTGCGTTGGGCTTGCGCATGATGATCGGGATGACGCGAGTCATAAGATGTTGCTGGAACGAATCCCCCAACCCCTCAACGTCGAGGTTGCTGGCCCCGAAGATCACACTGCCCAGCGGTGCGTGCAACGTACCGAGCCGATGCTCGTATAAGTAAGGCGCAACGATATCCTTGATGTACTGCTTGGACTTGGCAATCTCATCGAGGAACGCAAGGATCGGCTTGGCACCCGGCACCCCGCGATGGTTCAGCTTGCTCAGGCCAAGCCTCTCATTGGGCAACTCGCGTGACACACCAAGCTCACGGTCAACGTCCGGTATGAAGAAGCTACCGTCGCTGAGTTGAGTGCAGTCGATGGGATCGACAGCGATGTGGTTGGCAAACTGCGGCA